CTTAAAATAGTGATTAAGGAGGCGTAATGGCTCTTAATGACACGAAAATTTGTAACATGGCATTAGGCAGACTAAAGAGTAAGAGGATTAACGATTATAGCGATTCTTCTGAAAATACAGTTCAGGCTATTCACTGTCGATTACATTACGAAACAACGAGAGATGCTCTTATTGAGTCTTATCCTTGGCGCTTTGCTTCTGCAAGGGCTACTTTAGCTGCCGATACGGAAACGCCTGACTTTGAGTTTGATTATCAATTCCTGCTTCCAGTAGATTTTCTTGCAATGAGGTCAATTTATGAAGATAGGTTCTCTGATGAAAATCTTAGGTCTTATAGATTAGAAGAAAATTTACTTTTAACTAACGAGTCGAGTATGGAGATTAGGTATATTAAAAAAGTCACAGACCCAACGAAGTTTGACCAGCTATTTGTTAAATTATTTGTTTTGCTTTTGTCTGATGAACTTATAGGGCCATTAGCAGGAGGCGATAAGGTTATTCAGGATAAAATAGATAGGGATAAAGCTAACTTAATACCAACTGTAAAGGCAATGAGTGGCCAGCAGACAAACACAATCGGCCAGTATGATTTGGAAACTTGGAATGATGCGAGATATACATAGAAGATATGTTTCAATAAGAAGGAGGGCTTAGCCATCGCTAACGAAGCTAAATTCGGTTATAAAGTTAGTGAAACTCTGACATTTACGGCGCTTCAGCCTGACGGTTCAGCAAGAGGTGCTGTTGGACAAAACCTAACTGAAACGGACGTTGGTGTTAGTGGTTATTATACAGCAACTCCGTCAACCGCGTTAGTTGGTGGTGATGTTGTTATTGTTAAAAATGCCGCTGGGAAAGTTGTTGGTTTCGGTGAATATCAACCAGAAGTAGATTGCGTTCTTATAGAAGGTGCAAACTTCACAGATACTCTTATCGGCGCAGATGGCGACACACTTGAAAGTCTATCTGACCAACTCGATACCGTTTCAGAGCAGGCAGCTACAGTATTTAATACTTATGGTCCGGGAGAATAAATGGCTAATCTTAGTGTAATATCTTTAAATTCCGGCAAACTCACACCTTTAATAGATGTGCGGTCTGATATAGAGAAATATGCCTCTGGCTGTAGAATACTCGATAATATGATACCATTGATTTATGGGCCAGTTACACGCAGACCGGGAACTTTATACATAGCCGATGTAGACGACCACGACGTGAAATCTCGAATAGTTTCGTTTATTTACTCCGCTGATATTGCCTATAAGTTAGAGTTCAGTGATAAGGTTATCAACATCTATTATGAGGACACTTTAATAGAGGCTGATATAGTAACACCTTATGCCGAAGCCGATTTATTTCAACTACAAGTCAAGCAGTCCGCAGATGTAATGTGGATTGTTCACCCATCTTACGCACCGAGAAAATTATCAAGGGTTTCCGCTACTGATTTCACTCTTTCAGAAATAGTATTTGAAAGTGGCCCATTCATTAGGCGTAATGATATTGAAGAAGAAGATGACGTAACAATAGCCATTACAGGTTATACGGTAGCGACAGTTACCGATGGTATAGCTGGTGCAGGAGTATTTACTATCACTATGGATAACGCCACACTTGCTACCGCCGCCGTATTACTTTTACCAGAGAATAAAACTTTTTACATTACAAGCGCTACGGCAGATACGATTGATGGTGCTTATACTGTAGATACACTTAGGGCTACAACGGCAGTTGGAACAACGCTAACCGTTTATCCAACGGAGGCTGTAGACTCAGACCCAGCGGATAATGGTCAGATAATGTTTGATGGTGGTACTGTAACTTTAACGGCCTCATCTCCAACATTCGTAACTGGAGATTCGGGTCACACAGACGCATTATTCAAATTAACTCATAAAAGAGAAAAGACTATAACAAAGGGTAGTGGAACTGCGGTTGGTATTATTGGTGAGGCGATAGACGTTAAAGGTACTTGGACGTTTAATACCACAGGACATTGGGCGCAGACCGTTGAAATTCAGAGAATGGAAGATGGAACTAATTGGGAGACATTCAGGACTTATGTTTCTACTATAATAGGCGGAATAGGGTCGAGGAATGTTCAGAAATCAGATGTTGAAGAAGTTAATGGCGTTCAGTATAGAATGTACGTTTCAGCTGTTGACGCTACTGCTGGAACTTGTACCGCCGACTTTACAGTAGATGCAAGTACACAGGATAGTATCTTTAAAATAACCGCTACAGCGTCAACTACATCTGCTACCGCTACGGCAATAATTGCTTCTCCTGAACACACAGCTACAAAGAGGTGGGCTGAGGGTTCATGGTCTGAGGTACGGGGTTATCCTTCAGCTATTACATTCTTTGAAGAACGTTCTGTTTACGGATTTTCAACTAAAGACCCTCAGGATATATGGTTAAGTTATACAGGTAGGTATGAGGACTTTGATGCTGGTGTTAATGATGCAGATTCGTTTACTTTAACTTTACCAACTGCAAATAGGGGGAGATGGTTAGGCTCACTTGGTACTTTAGCTGCTGGCACTTCAGGCGATGAATGGCGAGTAAAAGCACCACTTGACGAGGCATTAACTCCTAAGAACTGGGATATGAAACAACAAACTGCTCATGGAAGCGCTGATATTCAGGCGATGGCAGTAAATGAAGCGGTTTTATTTGTAGATTACGTTGCTCGTAAGGTTAGGGAATTTACATTTAACGACCCGAAACAAAAATATGTATCGCCTGATTTAACTTCTCTTGCCGAGGATATTACCTCTGGCGGTATTACAAGTTTAGCGGTACAGAAGAATCCAGATTCAATTATCTGGTTTACAATTAAAAATAGTCCTTATTTAATTTCAATGACATACGAGAGAGAACAGAATGTAGTTGCGTGGTCAAATCACCCTCTTGGCGGTGGAGGAATAGCTGAATCAGTTTGTGTAACGCCCGGAACAACTGAAGATATTGTAACCTTAACTGCTAAATTTACGATAAATAGTAGTACGAAAAGATTTATTCTTGATATGCAACCGAGGGACTTTGGATCTGTGACAGACCCAACTAATTGCTTCTTTGTTGATGCTGGAATTATAGATACTGAAGGTGATGTTACGATTACAGGATTAGGTCATTTAGAGGGCAAAGATGTGTCTGTTCTTGTAAATGGTGCGGTACAGGCAAGTAAGGTCGTTTCTGATGGTGAAATAACCATTGATGAGATTGGTAATAGAGTAGTAGTAGGGCTTCCATTGACCTATAAAGTAAGTCCAATGAGAATGGATATAAATACTCAAACCGGAACGACTTTAGGTGAGGTTAAAAACATATCTAAATTATATATTAGTTTCTTTGCTACTGGTAATGCGAGATACGGAGATGATGAAGATACTTACGATATACCTTTTAGAACCGAAGAAGATTACGGTTCACCGCCAAACTTATTTACAGGATTCAAAGAAGTAGATTTCGACGGTGGATTTACTACCGATGATACAATAATAATTTCAGGCTCAGACCCTTTACCGTGTACGATTAGGGCGATTGTTGCCAGTATAGATTAGGAGATAAAATGGCATTTACAAATCAAACAAACAGAACATCTGCAACTGGTAGCGCAGCTGTAGGTCAGGTAATACCTTACACATTCCCAATATCTGATACGAGCGACTTAGCTGTGTATAAGAGAATAACCGCTACTGGTGTAGAAACCTTACTTACAGAGACCACCAATTACACAGTAACAATAGATGGTGATTCAGGTGGTAACGTAACTACTGTTACTGCTATTGCCGCTACCGAGCAGATTCACATTATAAGAGATACTCCGAACACGCAAGAATTAGACCTTGAGCAAGGTGGTTCGTTTAACGCTGAGAATATTGAAGATGCTATTGATAAGAATACTAAACTTAACATAGAAAACTTAGACCAACTCGATAGGACATTAAAGTTTTCAGATACCGACCCGTCATCTTCTTTTTCTGATATGCCAAACTCTATTGATAGGGCAAGTAAAAACCTTACGTTTGATGCCACTGGTAAGCCAACCGCTTCTTCTTCCGTTGAAACTGGTACGGTAGCTTTTACGGCTATTGGAGAGGATATTGCAGGTGCGGCCAATGCTTTAGCTGAAAGAGCTTTACTCGAATTAGATACTACTGATGATGTAGAATTTGCCGCAATAGCAGGAACTACGGGTACTTTCAGTGGTGCTGTGTCTGGAACGACAGGTACTTTTAGTGGTGCTGGTAGTTTTAGCGGATTTGCAGATATTAAAACTAAATCACCTTGGGTTGACGTTACTCATCCAGACTTCGGCGCAGACGATACTGGCGCTACAGATGCAACAGCGGCTATACAAGCGGCAGTAGATTCATTCGGACAAGACACTACGCAAACTCCAACTGGTGGTGGTATAGTTTTACTTCCGCCCGGTACATTCAAAGTTGATTCACAGATAAATGTATATTCTGGCGTTTATATAGTAGGCTCTGGTCAGGGTTCTACTATAATAGATGCTTCTGCCCTTGGTGCTGCCGGTAGTTGGGTATTTAAGACTATTTCCAACTGTAACTACTTTGGATTTGAGGGTATGACAATCGATGGTTCAAACCAAACGGTATCGGCCGGTGGAATTAAGATAGGTAACGATTCCGGTGATGCTGGTAAATATATTGCTCACTTTTACGTTAGGGATTTAATAGCTAAAAATTTCTGGAAAGCCGGTAGTATTGGTCTATCACTCACAAATCCGTCACATGGAGTAGTTGCTAATGTAACAACAACTGGAATGAATGGTGCTGGTGGAATTGGTTGTTTAATAAAAGCCAACAAAGACGTAACCGGAGTAATCAGTTTCAATGGTTGTAAATTTGGTTCTCCTTATGTAGGTGTAGGTACTCCTTGTAAAACTGGGTTAAAAATAGCTGCTGATACTGCTGTTGTAGATGTTGGAGAATTAACTTTTAATGGATGCTTCTTTGGTGGCGATACTTACGGAATTGATATGGATGTTGTAACTAATACTGCAATGATACCGCGAAATATTGCAATCAGAGGATGTATGTTTGAGTCTGATTTTTCGACTGCTGCCTTAAAGATTTCTAATGCCCACAATCTTAGCGTAGAAAATTGTGGTTTTCACGGTCACGGTGTTGCTCCAGTGGGCGTTCTGTTCGATAGAACAGGCGATGCGAGAAATGTCCGTATCCAGAACAATTCATTTGTAGATATCTTAACTGATTGTGTTAAACTCACAGCGTCAGGCGTGGGGAGATACGAAAACATAACTGTCGGAGGATTTTTTTTACAGTCAAGTACCCCAACTCATGTAAACGATACGGGTGGTTACGCTACATTACTTGATAGCATATTAACCGCAAACAACGTCTTAACGTATGATGGCGATGTTGTCACATACGATGGCGATATACTAACTTATGTAAACTAATGGAGAATCAATGGCAAAGGCAAAAGAAAAAGGAATAATGTTATTAAGTAGTACCTCGGTAATTATAGGTACGGCCTCAAACGGTACAAAATTAGACCTCTATACTGTTCCATCTGGTAAGGATTGTATTGTGGATTTTGTTATTTTGCGTAATCCGTCCGCAACTCTGTCTGGCTGTACCGATGTGAACTTTGGAACAGGAGCGGGAACGACTGGTACTTGGCTGGATAATGAAACTGGGGTTTTTGAATTAAATGCTACAACTGAATATATGAAACTCATTGCAGATGACTCAACAAGTAATGACCTTCCAATTATTGACGGCGATGATACTACGGCAGCAAATAGAGAGTTTGGTATTTATGTTGTTGCCGGTGCGACTGGTGCGGCATATACGGTTACTATTGATGTATTCGGTTACCTATTCTAAATGATAACCGAAGAACCAAATATATCATTAGATTTACTATCTGAACATTTTACCGAATGTGGAGACTATACGAAAGATGTTATACTCAAGGAATTGGAATATTGGCGTGGAGTTACAGATTTTCTTGTCTTGGTATGTAGGAATAATAATAAGGTGGACGGTTTTCTTATCGGCTATCGTGATAGAAATAGGCTATGGATTAGTCAGGTTTGGCATAAAACTGGTACAGACATTAAGGAATCTCGTGAAGTGGTTAATCGTGCTAAGGCTTGGTCTAAGGAACGTGGCATGACGAGTTTAAATGCAGAGACAAAAAGAAATGAGTTTCGCGCAATGGAAAGATATGGTTGGCAAGAATTTTCTGTGAATATGAGGATAGATTTATAATGGAAACAATTAAAGTATTATACAATGATTACGAATTTCAAATCTGTCCAGCGCATTTTAATTTTCGATGGAAAGGTGGCGGTTCACCAAAATTACCACCACCAGCACCACCTAAAGCTATACCTGATAAAGCAATAGATGTCGAAGATGAGGCACGGCGCAAGTTACCGCGTGGTAGGAGAGATACATTCTTAACAGGCGATTTAGTACCAATAACAGAAAAGAAGAAAAAATTAGGATGAAGCGATTGATTCAAAAACCTTTTAATCCTGAAGATGCAATGTCTCTTGTCGGTAAAAGTTCTGAAAAAACTTCTGATATAGAACTGGCATCTTTCGAGATACTTGGTCATCAGTCTATTGCTCAGACTTGGTGGTATGAAGATACCGTTATAGGCTGTGGTGGTGTTATTCTAAGCGACCCGCCTGAAGCTTGGAGTATAGTTAATGAAAAAACTGCTAACGACTTTAAGAGAGAACTCCTCGTAGGCTCTAAGAGATTTCTCGAACAGACTGCTAAAGACAACAACATAGAGTACATGAGAGCAAGCTGGCAGGTAAATTTCAGTCCTGAAATACACTGGCTTGAACACTTGGGCTTTGAAAAAGAAGATGAGGTTATAGAGATAAACGATATGAAGTCTTATGTGTACTCAAGGAGGTTCAAATGGGAATCTTTATAGGAATAGCATTAGCCGCGCAAGCAGCCGCTGCCGCTGCCGTATCTTCCGTTGCTGCAATAGCTGTTGGAACCGCTGGAGTAGGTGGTGCTGCTGGAAGCGCTGGTCTATTAGGTACTGGAGGCGCTTTTACTGGGGCAGGTCTTGTAGCTGGCGGAGCAGCAGGATTGGGTGCTTATAGTTCTTATGCTTCTGGTCAAGCCGCAAAACAACAAGGCGAAAATCAAGAAAAGATGGCAGAGTACAACGCTCAGGTTGAGCAACGTAACGCTGACGCTGCCAGAATGAAATCTAAATTTGAGTCTAAAAGACAAGCAGAAGCTGCTAATCGGGCAAAGAGTAGTTTGACTGCCGGTTTAGGTAAGGCTGGTGGTTTAGGTTCTCCTGTCGCTGGCGACTTAGCCGCTGAACAAGCATCTGAACTTGAACTTGAAAATCTACTGATAGGTTACGAGGGCGAGACTTTAGCCATGAGGCACGAATCACAAGCGTCAATGGATATAATGGCAGGCAAAAACGCAGCGGCAAGGGGAAAGGCTGGCGCAACCACAGGGTATATTGGCGCTGGAACTTCATTACTTACCGGATTCGCTGCGGTTGGTACTGGCGGTACTGGCGGTACTGGAGGAAAGTGGAGAAATGACCCTAAGAATATGATGCGTGGAAGTTCTTCGAGGAACTTTTAATAATACAAGGATAAATAATGGATAGATTCCCAATATATAGAAGTACAAAACAATTACCCGGCGTTGGCACTTCGGTAAGGGCTAATTTTAATACCGATACTGGCGAGGGTCAGGTGTGGGGGGCGATAGGTAATGCGGCAAATACTATTGCGGACTTAGGCGTTAAGTGGGATTTAATGGACGCGAAAGCCCAGCTTAATGAAAGTAGTATCGTCGCCAATGATGTTATTAACGGATTTTATACCGAACTATCGGGGAATAATGACCCGAATACTTATGGTGAAAGCCTTAATAAACTGTACGAAAACTTAGATAGCATATCCCCCAAAAATCCAAGAGCTAATAGTCTATTTAAAAAAAACATATCAGACAAAAAATTAAGTATAGCGAAAGACGTTAGGGGAATTGCGGAGAAAAAACTTGAATCTAATGTTCAATCGTCAGACTTTCTATTATTGCAAAAATCAAAGGAAACTGGAGACTTCTCTGACTATAAATCATCTGTAATTACAGGACAGAAACTTGGAGTTTATACAGCGAAAGAAGCTGAATCTCTAATTGATTCTGCAAATAAAGACGCTGAAATATTGGTTGAAAAAAGGCTTGTATACGACAAAGAACAGTTAGAACTCAAACAAGAATCGGATAGAGATGGGCTTGGACAAGCATTAGAAGATGGAACTATAGATTACGGAATGATAAACAATACTTCTCTTGATGAAAAAGAGCAGGATTCGTATCGTATAAAAATGGAGAATGAGGTTACGAGAAGGGGAACAGAGAAACCAATAGTTACAAATCAGTTAATTGCTGGTGATTTAGAAGCCGATGCCTATAAGATATGGATGGGTGCAGTTAATGTCAAAGATTTTAACAAGTCATTATCAAGAGCAAGATATGGAGATTTAATTGACGGGAAATTCCAGTATGAATTTAAAGGTGTTTTAAGTGATACGCCTTTTATAGATGATACTACATATTCAAGCCTTAGAAGTCTTGCAACCAAAGAACTAAAGCAGTCACAAGCTAAGGGTCTTAGTGATGCCTCATATTACGCCAAGGGTCAGTTGGTTAAGATACCAGACGACAAAGACGTATTTGCTCTTATCGCAGATTTCACAAAACAACAAAAGGAAAACGTACTAAATGAAAGACAGATACAACTTGAGAACTGGACGCAATTCAACCGGTCTATGAAATTATGGCAGACGGAGAATCCAGATGCTACGGAGAGCGACTATTATATCGAGTCACACAAAAAGCTGCCTCTTTATATGAATAGAGAAGAAAGTGATATAACTGGAGTTAAGGTTCTTTCTGAAAAAGAAAAAAGACGACAACGATATTTAGAGTTAAAAGCAAAGGCTTCTAAATAATGCCACTTACATTGAAGGAAAAACTTGAATTAGATTCTCTTGATTCTGAATTTGGAACGACAAAATCAGAGGACAAAGAATTATTAGAACTTGAGTCTGAATTTGGGAATATAAATAATGATAAAGACCCCGAAAAAGTTATTAACATTGCGTCAAAATTAGACCTATCAACACAAGAGGTTGAGGATAACTACGATGAGATGTCGTATATAACCGCTGGCGATGAGCCGGGCGTTGTAAAGAAAATCTTTGAGAAATACATACGAGAACCAATAACTGAGCATACTGGACTTTTTGCACCAGATATACATTACAGAGAATCGAGCGATAAGAAGTACAGAGAAGAAGAAATGCTTAAAACCATTGCTGGCGCAACTGCACACTACGGCGCAAAATATGCTTCCGGTAGGGGATTATATCTTCCAGATTTAGCAGCTAAGTGGATTGGCAAAAAATACTTTGACGGTGATACGGTAGCACCTAACACACTTGCCGAACTAGTAGACGAGTTTACAGATTTTCAGCCCACTCCAAAAGAAGAAGAAGCTGGACAGGTAGTTGGTTTCATTGGCGCGGTTAAAACGCTAACATCTCCAGTAACAGCAATGATTGGTACTATACCAGCAAGAAACGCATTAAAGTTAATCTTATCATCTGGAATAATTTTTGCAACTGAAGATACTGCAAAGCAGGTCGTAGAATCTGTAAATACTGGCAAAGAAAT